CTCTGATGAGTTGTCCACTTACCGACTTGTGACCCTGTCGAATCTAGGTCAGGCCCATCAAAAACGCACTACAAGGTTGCCCATTGTTAAGAGGGGTGTAGTGCCGTTTTTGGTGGACCTGGGGGGATTTGCACCCCCGTCCAGAATCCTTTTAAGCTTGCTTCATACAACAATATCATATATTATATATTATCTTTTTTAAGAAGTCAATACAATTTTATTCAATTCATAATTTTGTCTGCATTCAAGCAGATCTTTTATCCAAGTGTTACGTTTTTCTACAAATAATAAAGGTTTGTCATCCTCCACTGCCATAATTATAACCAATTTATCTATTGGTATTCCTGTTCGTTCTTCATACATTATAGCATAAGCTGCACATTGTATAAAATAACTATGGATATCGTCTCTAAATTTTTCTCTTGTAGATGTTTTAAAATCTATTACTGATAGACGACCTTCATATTCTGCAATACAATCAACTGTGCCCGCAAGTCGTAGATGATCTGAATATAATTTTTGTTCTTGAAAATGTATATTATCTATTTTATCGAGTAACAATAAAGTACTTTCAAATAACTGCTGTTCGAAAATAGTACGGATACCTAGCTCTTCATTGTTTAAATAATTCTCACAAATTTTATGGTAACGTGTCCCTCTATTTGTTGCACGCTTAGTTATTCTATTTGCTTCTTCTTCACCAACTGCTTTTCTCCATGCAACAATGCCATCTTTACTCAAAGAAGATAGTATTGTTGTCACAGACGGATATTTGTTACCCGTTGGTGTCATATAATACCTTGTCCCATTTTCCAATGTGACTGATTCTAAATTGGGAATCTCTTTCACTTCAACATGATTAAATTTCATTTATTATCCGTGTAAAACTTCTACCACATGGTTATAGTGATGAATGCGGTCATCAAGACCAATCGTACCACCATTAATTTTCTTTGTCATTGTTACTAAGTCTTGTGTATCAGCATAGTCATTTAACATTTTATCATTCCAGAACCAGCATGCTGAATGTAAAGCATAATATGGATCTGTTAATAAATCTGGATTATCTAAAATTGTGTTGTCATCAAATGCGGCATGGGAAAAACGCTTATAGTTATCTTTACCTGTCAATTGAATTAATCCACGTCCACGATATTTCCATCCCTCGCCTGAATGCTCATCACCGTTGCCCATACGATTGGCATAAACTCTATTTGCAATCTTTTCAGGTTGACGTTCATATGGTTTAGCTACGCCTTCGTCTGAAAAATATTTATGGAAAGTTCCCACCAATCCTTTTGCGCTGTAATTTAAATTCTCTTGCAGAATAGTAAATCCGCCAGACTCATGCGCACATTGTGCGATGAATGCAGATACTCTTTCTACAGTATTAATCTCATATTGTGGCAATGCGTCAAGCATTGCCTTATACCAATCATTTGCATTTTTTACTTTTGGTAAAATTTTTTGTAGTTGATCTTGTGTGAATTCGAAATCAAATCCTTCGGTCATTTTTGGTTCCTTATAATTATTATTTTTAAATGACCACCATTAATTTGGAACTAGTACAATCTTAAGAGTATTAGTTGCAGGATCAATCATTTCTTGCCAATGATATCCTGTTGGTGGTTGCTGTATAATGGGTGCCTGTTGATACACCGGTTGTGAATCAACGTATACGGGTTGTTGCATTATTACGGGTTGCTGTGATCTGGCAATTCCGTAACCTATTACTCCTGTAATAATTGCAGGAGCAAGCCATCCTCCACCCCAACCACAGCAATGTGGTCTGTAATGATATGGATTTGGATAATGAGCATTAGCAGTAATTGCAAAAAATGTTAACAAAGTAAAAATAATTTTTTTCATGATTTCCTCCAGGAAAAAGAGCCGATTTTGTGCGGCTCTTTTATTTATAACAAAGTTTAATTACAATATCTATTTTCGTAGTCTAATCTTGCGATAATGTACTCCTTAACAATAGCTGATCTGACAATATCTTCTACTCCAAATTCAAATGTTTTGAATGACGGCATCATATCTGCAATAGCCATGAACTTTTTTAACCCTGACATATCTGTCTTTTTATAGAGATCAGTCTGTCTAAAATCTCCGCAGAATATTATTTTTGATCTATCTCCTACTCTCGTAATAATTGAATTCAATTCCATGTCTGTCATGTTTTGGCATTCATCGACAATAATAACGGAATCATCTAAAGTGATGCCTCTGACAAAAGATGTGATTAAAAATTTTACAACTCCTTGTTCTTCTAAACGTTGATATGCGTCATGTCTGCCAAATAAATCTTGGCACACTTCTACGTACGGTTCAGTATATACTTCAGATTTTTCTTTTTCGTCTCCTGGTAAATGTCCAATGTCCCTACTTGGGACGGCTGATCTAACTACTATTACTCTCCTATATGGATTTGTTTTGTCTAAAGCCTCTTCTAACGCATGATATAACGCAATATAAGTTTTACCTGTCCCTGCTACTCCATGTAGTAACATTATATTGGACTTCTCATATGCATCAAAAAATAATTTTTGATTATCCGTCAATGGCTCAATTACTTTCATACTTTCTAATCGTAACTTTAACTTATTATTAAGTGCCGTTACGTTATTCATAGATTCTTCTGGCTGTAATTGAATATTATTTTTAGACTTTGCCATGTATGCCCTCTTAAAAAGATAGAAAGGGCAAATAGCCGTTACTGCTAGTTGCCCTCCGCGGAGTTAAAATATTTAAACATTTTTATCGTCTACTTAGTTTGTCTGCCAAGTTACTCTTGTAATTATTACCGTGTATCTTAGACAAGACTTCTTTAAACCCACTATCTGTTTTGGTGACCCCTAGACGTACAGGATCGCCGAGAGCAGGAGCACTCGTGATGTGGGAATTGTGATTTATTGATTGACAATTTGGGCATGCTTTACTTGCTCTGTTTGCATATGTGCACATCACATCGAAAATATTTTCGCAATCATTGCATTTTAATTGATATAGGGGCATTATTGTACCATTCAGGTTTTTCTCGTTTTTTCCATGATGCAAGATGTTGCTTTGCACCGACGTAATAATTTATATATGATCTGACGGAATTCCCGGATACCTTAAATTCCTCGGGCATTGCAGGTGTTGGTTCGGTAAATTTAGGATGTTCTGCAATTCCCGCAGGTATAAATCTTAATTGCTCTAGTAGACCTTCACGTTCTACTTTATGCACTTTGCCATAACGATAAGTATATTCTCCACATACTGCTTGTAATAAATGCCACAACCACGCATAGTTATCTCGGGATTGTCTTACCCAAACAGCTGAAGGATGATTAATGTGAGTAGACTTATATAATATATTGTCACGCTCGTTAGGAAGAACATACCTAGTTTGTTTTCGACCAGTATTAGAAATGCCAATAGACAGGGTACCATCGAGAAAACGATGGGCAGTAGAAAGAAGTTGAGCATATTCAAGTATCATTTTTACAACGTGTTTATCGTTGTGTAATTTTGCACATTCCTCAGGATTTGGATGAAGGTAAAAAATATTAATTTTTATTCTCACTTTTCAAATTTAGTGATGACCACAAATCCGTCGACAACATTCCAAACCAAAACATCACCTTCTTTCCAATTCATTTCAGTCAAAAGATCTTCTGGAAAAGGAAGAATAAGTTCGTTTGTTTCTTTATCTTCTTCTAAAGTAACTGTCCATGATTTTTCGTTCATTTAATTGCCTTACTATAATCTGCGATATCTTTATCTAATCTTAATTCAATAAATGTAGGTAAGAATAAACTTTCTACATTACTGCCTCTATCTTTAATACGAGCATTGTATTTAACTGTTGCAATTTGCCCAATCATTGATTGCCTAAAAGTATCACGCTCTTCATCTTTGTAGCCCGAACCAACATTTACACGAATCATGCCATCTTCTGATTCGCATACCAGAGCACCAAGACGACCTTTGTTGCGACCTGTACCTTCTTCCCATCCTACAATTCTAAGATCGCATTCTAATTCGCCCTTGAATTTGATTTGTACCTTGGAACGCTTATCTTCCCAGATACCTGTTTTGGATTTTAGAATAGTGCCTTCTTGGCCTGCAGCTAAGAAGCTTTCAAATAATGATGTAGCTTGGGCTTGATTTTTAACTTCTTTAGTGTATACTATTTCAACATAATGTTTTAATTGAGAATGCTTCTCTTCTAATTTGCTGAGTAAATTAGTTAGTGTAGAAAATCTAGTTGAATAAATTTCTTCAAATTTACCTTTAGTAAAATCTTCAAAAGGAATATAATCCCATAAAGTAGCCCTAACCATTAAGGCTTCTTTTTCGGACATAGTGCCCTTAACACCTTTACTTAAGATACCATTACCTGTTTTTCTTTCTAATGGCTTTCCACTAGAATCAGCAACCAATAACTCACCATCGAAGATAACATCACCGCCGTATAAATTAGCCAATCGGATGAATGTTTCATCAAATAAGTTATTCGGGATAGTAAGCTCTTTACCATTTCTACTCCTATATTCTACTGTATTATTTTTAACTATTGCGTTAAACCGCATGCCGTCTAATTTGAGCTGACAATAGGCGGGGAAGGTGATTTTGTCGACAAGCTTTTGGTCGAATCCAGAAGCCAACATAACCGGATATGAGGATACGAGGCCTGTCCAGATTTTGTTTGTGGTTGCTTCAGATACTCCGCACCTGAGATCCTTGCCGATAATTCTTTGAATAACACTGGCGTCTGCTTCATTTAATGATTCCAATACATTAGTTAATAATTCAATAGCAGCATTTCCTGTTACGTTTCTAGTAGCAAATTTATTTTCTAGTTGATCCATTGCCCAAGATAATTTTTTATTACCTGTTGCTTTGTATGATGGAATCTTGCGAATATAATAACTAATCAAAGGATCAAGTGCAAGTTTAAAAACTCTTTGTAATTCTTTATTGTCTTTATTAGTTTTAAGAATTGCTTCTTTTGCTAATCTAGAATTGTCTGAAGCCAAAGAATCAAGAATTTCAAATACTGTCATATACTACCTTTATTAATTTATATCTTATTATAACAGAAAATAGTAACCCTGTCAACCGTAAGGGAATTGTGCTCATTTTTTAAGCAAAAAAAGGATGTTCTTCTATGTTCACTTTATAAGTAATACTTTTGTACTTGTGTTTTGTATTGGCGACTTTGATTTTAGCTTTTTCAATATCTTCCAAAGAAGCATATACACCAACAACCGATTG